CGAATTGACAAGAATGAGAGCAAAATTACAAAAATTATATTTCAAGAGAATGGAGTCCTAACAAGGGCTCTTTCTTTTTGTCGTTTTGCCACTGAGGTTGTTTTAACAAATTGCGGTTCCTATCCTAGAATAGCCGTTGAAAGGAGGTAACAGCCAATGGAAGAAATGATATTTGCACCGGGCTCCGTTCCGGTAGCGGTCGTCGCCAGAGTATACGGGAAAGATGCTTCCTGGGTTCGAGCCGGTATTATATCCGGATGGCTTCCCATTGGAAAAGCGACTAGAAACGGAAAGTTGATTACCAATATCGAAGAGATGAATTCGAAGTACGGACGCATCAACTTTTATATTTCTCCAAAGCGGCTCTGGGAAGAAACCGGATATTTATGGAAAGGAGAGAAACGTTAATATGGCAACAATGATTCGTCCAGAATTATCCGAGAAAAACCCATATTGGATTGAGCGTCACCGGTACTATGAATTGAAGCATTTCTGCCTACAGTATCCGATATGGAAGAAAGCATATGCCGCTCTGGATGGGCTTAGCCGCCGACCTGCTGATATGGAGATATTCTCAAGAAACAGAACGACTGGCGATCCGACAGCTCGATGTGCAGAAGCTCGATCTTACTATTTGGATCGTATGAAAACGGTCGAGCAAACGGCGATTGCGACAGATGCGGAACTATCCAATTATATTTTAAAAGGCGTAACCGAAGGTTGGTCTTATGACATTCTGAAAGCTAGATCAAATATCCCATGCTGTAAGGATGTTTACTACAACTTGTACAGACGGTTCTTCTGGTTACTGAATAAAGCGAGGGATTGAAATGAAGATTGTAGACATAGCAGTCAAGAAAGTCTATCGCTTCAACTGTCCGAATTGTCAGAGCCGATTGGAGGCAGACAGCAAAGAGGTGGTGGACATCGGAGGAAAGGTATGTAAATTCCATTGTCCTGTATGTCGAAAAGAGCGGTATATTGCCTGGTCCGACATGAGAAAGAAAATTGTGTATGAGGGCGAGGGAACGCAGAAATAACATCTTTAAAGACTGAGCCAGCAATGGCTCTTTCTTTTTTATCCTAGGATAAAACACAGTACCAAGGTATCCGAAAGACATGCTATGTTGATATGTGAAAAAATCCCGGGTAGGAAATTTGGAAAAATGTTTTGGAAAGGCAGGATTGAATATGGAGCTCATTCTTTGCATGATTATTGGCATCATTATTGGGATTGTCTTCGGACGACAGGTATTCCGAAGGGACGTCGTTGGTTCGCTGCGGGTCGATCAATCCGATCCAGACAGCGGACCTTATTTGTTTTTGGAACTGTCCCATAAGGGAGCGGATGCGATATATAAGAAAAGATATGTGGTCTTGAAAGTCAACATCAAAAATTATATTTCGCATCAATAACAAGTCCTTTTATGGAACAGTTAATGAATTCACGAAAGGAGAACTAAAATGGGTGAAAACATCAAAGAATTGCTGAACGAGGAGATAGCAGCGGAGATTCAGGCGATATCTTCTCTGGATTCGGGTAGCGAAGAGAAATCAAGGGCTATAGAGGATCTGGCAAAGCTGTACCGTTTGAGAATTGAGGAAATCAAGAGTGAGCTGGATGCAGAGGACAAGCGAAGCCGGCGTGCATTGGAAAGTGAAGCGAGTGTCCGGGAAAACGAGATTAAGAAATCTCAGTTGGATGAGCAGATCAAAGCCGATGTACAGGACGAGCAGTATAAGCGTTCGCAGCTTGATGAACAGGTGAAAGATCGATATTTCAAACTGGGAATAGCGGCGGCAGAACTTCTCATACCACTGATGTTCTACGGTATCTGGATGCGGAAGGGATTCAAGTTTGAGGAAACCGGAACCTATACCTCAACAACATTCAGAGGATTGTTCAATCGTTTTAGACCAACAAAGAAATAATTAACCAGTTAGAAATGAGGAGGGCGTGATTTACACATGTCCTCTTCGTTTTTGCGTGATTTTTACAGATGCTATTATGGAAAGGAGATGCTACAAAGAGCTCTTTGTCTCTTGACCGTACACCGGAAGAAACCGTACAATAATAGCGGTTCTTTCGAAAAACGAAAGGAGATAATATTTATGAGCCACAAAATTATCAAACCAGAAGGTATTGAATTGATTGAGTACCTGAATAACGGATATGCGATTTGCAATCGGTGTGGAGCTGTCATGAGGCAAACAGAAGATCCGAAGACTGGATGCGGAGTTTATATTTGTCCATCGTGTGGATTAAAGGTGGACGAAGAGGATTACGAGTATGAGTCCGATGAAGAAGTAGAATGGACGGAAGAAATGCTCGATATGGAACAAGGAGATATTCCGCCAGCCGGATGCAGAGCCTGCGGAGGACCATACCCGTATTGCAAAACGTCATGTAAGCTATTTGATGACTAAAAATATTATTGAGAGAAGGTCTATGCTTCGGCATAGGCTTTTTCTTTTTGGAGAATAAACGATGCGATACCATTATGAAAAGCCGGACATCTATTTATCGATGTATGGAAAAGTATATTTTTGCGATCATCCGGTCTATCATTGCTGTACCCTGTTCCAAATCGGGGAAAAGGGACTGGCAGTTATTCAACAGCGGTTTGATGAGAAAACGAAGAGTACCTGGTGGGGAGAAGTGGACCCATGGATTACGGATGATTTATATTTGCATCCGCGTTTTAAAGAATACTTTGATATACGTTCTGGGATGGCTATGGACGGGCTTTATCCGACTGTAACAATTCGTCAGATTATGTGGGCCTTAAAAATGAAGCCTATTAAACGTGAACGATGGGAGACTGTCTTTGATAGACGCAATATTTAATCCGCAAAAATCACAGCTCCTTTTATGGAAAACTGATTATAGCGAAAGGAGTTTAAGGGTGATGGATGAAATGAAAATCAGCTCAAAATTTACACGAATGTTGCTTTCGAAATTAGCAAAAGGGGTATTACATAAAAAACTGGGATATAACGTGGATATCCAGTTAAACGAGTTGAATGCTTCAATTTCGGATGAGAAAGCACATGTGCATGTAAGTATTGATGCGGATATGAGCAAAGAAGAACTCATGAAAATTCTGAAGAAGATCGGTTTGAATTAGAAGGATTGAGCCAGCAATGGCTCTTTCTTTTTACTTCGCAAAATTTACAATTACTATTATGGAGAAACAGTTAGCTCATTGGTAGAGCGCCACATTTCCGTGGAGGTAATCAGTTCGAATCTGATACTGGTTCTCTTTTATTTTTATCTATCAGGAAAGGGGGATTTTAAGGAGGTGGTTAGAAATTTGAGCTTGGACGAATTGGAGTTGATTCTGTGCGATATGTACGAAATGGACGAATGGTTGCCGAATCCGGTGTTTGACAAGAATGGATTTGCAAAGACGAGCAATACCTTATGGGCGATTGGAGAATTTCGAAATTATGTAGCCAATCATATTTATCCCCGAACCAAAACGTCTATTAAAAATCTGGAAGCAATGGCCCGATCATTTACAGAGAAAATGGAAGACTTTGCTTCTATGAATCAACAGAACCGTTCTATATTTATTGCCGCTAAGATGGTCGGCGAAAACATTCAAGACCTATTATATGCCATGGAATAGGATAAAACGAAAGGAGAAACATCATGAAAGGTAAAAACATTATTTTAATAGGAGTGGGGGCTTCTGCGATAGCAGCATCATTAAAAATGGCTTTTGAATTCGGGGCAAAAATGGGTATTGCTACTGTGTTATCGAATTTATCTCCGGAAGATATATCAGCGATAATTCCAAAAGAAAAAGGTGGATGGTACAAAGATATTTCAGAAATCATAGAGATTGTCAAAGAAAGGAAAAACAAATGAATAAGTTTACAACGAAAATACGCCATGCTTCTCCTTCTATTTTAACAGGCTTAAGTATAGCAGGAGTAGTAGGAACGACGGTCATGGCTGTGAGGGCGACTCCTAAAGCACTACAACTGATTAAAGATAAGAAAGACGAGTTGGATACTGATCACCTAAAACCAATGGAAGTAGCGCAGACCACTTGGAAATGTTATATACCGTCCATCCTTATTGGAGTAGGCACCATTACTTGTATCATCGGGATTGGATGTATGGATAAACGAAATCAGGTTTCTTTGATGAGCGCATATGCTATGCTCAATGAATCCTATAAACAATATCGGAAGTCGGCCAAGATTGTTTATGGGGAAAATGCAGATGACAAAATCCATGCAGAAATGGCGAAAGATGCGGTGGTGTCTACATACGATTGGGGCTATCAGGTCTATAACATGGATATGGATTCAGAGAGCGAGCGATTACTTTTTTATGATCTTTCCTCAAAGAAGTATTTCAGAACCACAATGGCAGCGGTGCTAAACGCACAATATCATGTAAACCGGAATCTTGCTATCAGGGGCGACTGTTCGTTAAACGAATATCTATCATTCCTTGGAGTTGAAGGCATAGACGGAGGCGATGATATCGGGTGGGACATTACCTATATGGTGGAAGAAATGGATTGCTATTGGTTGGATTTTGATAATTATAAATCAACGTCAGAAGATGGACTGGAGTGCATCATTATCGACACGATGGCAGTCAACAAATTTGAATGATTCGCAAAAATTACAGGCTGTATTATGAAAAGGAGGCTAATGCTTTATGAAGAACAAAAATTTTATCAAGGCCATTGGTATTGCAGTTACGGTGATCGGATTTGGAGTAAGTATCCTTACCGATTGGGTAAACGAAAAGAAAATGGATGAAAAAATTGAGGAAAAGGTTAATGAGGCACTTGCCAAAAGAGATGATGAAAACGAAGAGGAGTCCTAACAAGGGCTCTTTCTTTTTAGTTTGGAGCAAGTGCTGATGAATGACGAGGTTATTCAAAAAATCCTGAATTATGCGAATAAGCATCTGTTTGAACCCGGAGAAAATTGGCCCAAATCGGCTATCATGGAGCGTTCGTATGAAAGATGGGCGGTTGATGAGATTCTACTGGCCATTATGGATCATCCGATGACAGAAGCAGACCTAGTGATCGAAGGCTTCATATTGAAAATGGAGTTATTCCTTCACATGTCAGAAGAACCAACAAACAACTACATATTTCAAGTAGCAGAAAATACGGCCGAGACACTTCTCGGTCTTATTTTATAACCACAAAAATTATATTTTCGAAAGGAGAAACATCATGAAGGTATTAAGAAAGCAGGAAATCGACACAGCAAATATCCAGGTAGGAGATCAGATGGTTATTCCTCTGGCAGAGCTTGGGGAGTTTACGGCGACAGCCCACAAGGTTACGGACGAGGGCGTCATGTTTATATTTGACGATTATGTTACCCGTCGACCGATGAACAACCGAGACACAAACAAGGGTGGTTTTGAAAAGTCCGATTTGAAGAAGTGGATGGATACGGTTCTGTTTATGTCGTTTCCGGAGGAATTGCGTGACAAGATTTATAGTCTTACACTACCCACTGTTGGTCAGATTGTGGGCCATGAGGACGAATGGGATAATAAAAATCTGGAAGCGGATACCGATGAGCAGCTTCCGTTGATGAAGGAATGTAAGAATCGGATTGCTTGCTTTGAGGATCAGCTTACATGGGGATGGCTGAGGAATGCTACAAAAGAGGAGTTTTCTTCGGCTTTTTTCGCTCGTGTGGCCAGCCTTGGCCATCCGGCCTGCACCGGCGCTTCGGGCTCTTATGGGGTTCGTCCGGAATTCTGGTTGGTTAAGCAGGAATCCAGGGGCCCTGTGCCCCGTGAAAACAAAGTGTCTTATAAGACTCTTAAAGGATGGAATCCAAAGAACAAGGTAACAAAAGAGTCCTTACAGGAAGAGATTTCTGAGAAAGAAAACGAGATTAAGCTTCTCAAACAGGAAATCAAAAATCTGGAAGAGAAAGAGATGTTTGCTAAAGCTGCTTCTGAGATGAAGAACCTGAAGGATCGCTTTGTAGAAGCCGGCTTTACCGAGGATGAGGCGTTTCACATGGTTCTTGAGTTATCCAAAACAGCTTTAGGAATTGGAGGAAGGAAGTAATGAAAAAAGAATTAGCCAAGAGCTTTTTGTCACTGAAAACAGCGATTAAAAAGCATAGTCCGGAAATTCTTACCGGAATTGGTATCGCAGGTATGATTACAACAACCGTTATGGCTGTACGAGCAACGCCTAAGGCACTGATTCTCATTGAAGAGAGAAAAGAGGAAATCGGAGCCGAAAAGCTTGAAGCGATGGATATGGTGAAAACAGCATGGGCGTGCTATATTCCGGCAGCGATTACAGGGACACTCTCTGTTGCCTGCCTGATTGGAGCCAGCTCAGTGAATGCTCGGAGAAATGCCGCACTTGCAACAGCATATACCTTATCCGAATCCGCACTCAAAGATTATCAGGGAAAAGTCATTGAGATGTTTGGGGAGAAGAAGAATGAGGCTGTGAAAGATGCCATTGCTAAGGATAAGGTTGAAAAGAATCCGGTAGTAACAAGAGAGGTAATCATTACAGAAAAGGGGAATACGCTCTGCTATGATGCAATTTCCGGAAGATACTTCAAAAGCGATATTGAAAAAATAAAAAAAGCAGAGTGCGAACTGAATCGGCAAATGCTGGATGATATGTATGTATCCCTGAATGACTTCTACTACGAAATTGGTCTGGACAGTGTAAAACTCGGCGACGAACTTGGGTGGAATGTCGATAGTGGATATATCGATTTATCATTCAGCTCTCAATTAGCCAGCGATGGAACTCCCTGCCTGGTAATTGATTACAGCGTAGCTCCACGATATGATTACCGAAATTTGTTATAAACGCGCGAAAAATACAGCGGCTTTAATGAAAGAAGAATCACACATTTTCAAGAATTGAAAGGAGAATAAACATGGAAACCAATGAAATCATGAACAACGAAGAGGTTATGGAGGCAACTACGAGGGAAGGCGTTAAAGCGAGTTCCGGAAAAGGGTTTAAGGTTGCGGCTGGTATCGGTTTAGCCGTACTTGCAGGTGTTGTAATCTACAAGTATGTGGGTAAGCCGATGATTGCTAAGATCAAAGCCCAGAAGGAGCAGCGGATTATCGACGCTGAGTGGGATGATTCTGAAGAGCCAATCGTGGAGAACGAGAAAGAGGATTCCGAAGAAGCTTAAAGAGAAAAATGTGTTTCAACACGAGGGAGAGTACCTGTAACAAGGTGCTTTCCTTTTTTCTTTTATCCGGAGGTGACATTGATGAATTTATATTTGTATGACGGACCAGTGATGGAATTTGACAACTGCGTTGCTAATCGTTGGACTGCTTCTACACGGGCGGTCTCTGAAAAGAAGGCAAGGTCAAATCTTACCTATCAATTTAAAAAGAAGAACAATCGACTTCCGGGTACAAAGATTATATTGCCTGGAAAGATTAGTTTAGTGAGTGGAAAGGAGACAACTTAATGGAGGAATATAAGCCGAATTCCCACAAGTCAAAGGAAGAACAGAAAGACCTTGTTCCTGAAAAGCGTGTAGAAAAGGTGATTTCTGGGACGGTAAAGCCGAAGAAAAAATCAGAGATGCAGAAGTTTGCAGATGTATTCATTTCCGAAGATGTTAATAATGTGAAATCTTATATTGTCATGGATGTCCTCGTGCCGGCGATTAAAAAGGCAATTTCCGATATAGTAACCAATGGTATTGATATGATTCTTTATGGAGAGGCCGGAAAGTCGAAAAAGAATTCGACAGCATCCAAGGTATCCTATCAGAAGTACTACGACAGCGGAAAGAAAGATTATACGGCACCAAAGAGCCGGACGAGCTACGAATATGATGAACTCTTATTTGAAACTCGAGGGGATGCTGAGTCGGTATTGGATGCCATGAATGAGATTATTGCACAGTATGAGGTGGTCAGTGTTGCAGATCTTTATGATCTGGCAAACGTATCCAATGACAACTATGCTGCCAATAAATACGGATGGACTGATATTGCCGGATGCAGGGCGGTTCGGGTAAGGGACGGTTATATTTTGAAACTGCCTAAACCGATGCCGTTGTAAAAGGAGGAATGCAAGATGTATGAGTCAGAAGATAAGATGGTATCTCATCCAGATCATTATATTTCTGAAACAGGTATGGAAGTTATTGATGTGATCGAAGCCTTTACCTTCGATTTAAAAGGGATTGAGGCTACCGATACCGCAAACATTATCAAATATGCTTGCCGTTGGAAGAAGAAAAACGGAATTCAGGATTTGGAGAAAATCCTTTGGTACACACAGCATCTGATTGATCATTTAAAAAAAGTAGAAGAGGAGAATAAATAACCATGAAAAAAGCAGAGATTGTAAAGAGCATGAACGGTTTTCTTAGCAAGACCAGTTTCCAGTTAAAGAAGCATAGTCCAGAGATTCTCGTCGTAGCCGGCGTAATCGGTGTGGTTACAAGCGCAGTAATGGCGTGTAAAGCAACGACAAAAGTTGGAGAAATTCTGGATAAGACGAAGGAAGATGTCGAAGCAATTCATAAATGCGAGGAAGACGAATCTGTGAAGGAGCAGTATTCCAGTGAGGATGCCAAAAAGGATTTGGCGATTGTTTATGTCCAGACCGGAGTAAAATTCGCTAAGCTGTATGGACCTTCCGTTGTGCTCGGTGCGTTGTCGATTACCAGTATTCTGGCATCCAATAACATCCTTCGTAAGAGAAATGTGGCTCTTGGAGCAGCCTATGCAGCTATCGACAAGGGATTTAAAGAGTATCGCAGTCGTGTTATTGAACGGTTTGGCGAAGAGGTTGACCGTGAACTGAAATATAATCTTAAAGCCAAGAAGTTTGATGAAACGGTGATCGACGAGGAGACCGGAAAAGAGAAGAAAATTAAGAAGAACGGCTTTGTGGTAAGTCCGGCAGATATCAGCGGTTATGCTAGATTTTTTGAAAAGTACACGCAGGATGAAGATGGGAATTCTATTCTGAACCCTCACTGGGAAAGCAATAACGAATACAATCTGATGTTCATCAAAGCTCAGGAGCGTTACGCGAATGACTTGCTGAAAGCGAAGAAGCGTGTATTTCTGAATGAAGTTTATGAAATGCTCGGACTTCCGAGAACAAAAGCCGGCCAGATTGTTGGTTGGGTTTATAATCCGGAAAACCCCAAAGGAGATAATTACATTGACTTCGGCCTGTATTCCGATAATCTGAGTTATTCGGATTATGTCAATGGATTTGATCAGGCAATCCTTCTGGATTTCAATGTCGATGGAAACATCTGGGATTTGATGTGAGGAAAAATTTATAACTATCCCTAAGAGTTACTGTAATTCTTAGGGATAGCTTTTTATTTGGGAGGAATTTATGCACAGGTTAATCAAAGTAATAACGGTTCCGATATTGTGCGGTATTGTAATAGCTTCTTCTTTCTTTATATCTGAGTTCCACTCAGACGGGGAAGACGTTGCCGCGATATCCAAAGCAATCGTTGTCGAAAAGACTGAGCCGGTTATTACGGTTTCGCAAGAGGAATCCATTCTGATTGCAGTAGAGGAAACGGAGGAATCAATAACAGAAATAATACCTGAAATGTCCAGGGAAGATGTGGAACTGATCGCCCTTGTCACGATGGCGGAAGCCGAAGGCGAATGTGAAGAAGGAAAACGCCTTGTTATTGATACGGTACTTAACCGAGTGGATTCAGATTATTTTCCGGATACCGTATATGAGGTGATTTATCAGCCAAATCAGTTTTCATCCATGTGGAACGGACGAGTGGACAGATGTGAAGTCAGAGAGGATATTTGCGAGCTCGTCTATGAGGAATTGGAGTCGAGAACTAATTATGATGTTGTATTCTTCACGGCAGGAGAATACAGCGCATATGGTGTTCCGATGTTCCAGGTTGGGAATCATTATTTTTCAAAGTATGAATAGGAAGGAGAATCATTATGCGTAATCTTTTAGCGTTTGTATCTTATACATTGGCGGCAATGTCTGGTATCTGCTTTGTTGGTGGAATCGCAATTCTGTCAACAGGAAAGGAGCACTGATATGGACGGCTTGGAGAACGTAATATCGGTACTGGATTATGTTCTGGATACCAAGAGAAAAAGACATATTATGGGAGGCATTCTGTTGAGTGTCTCTTTTCTTTTTGGGGGTTTGGCAATAACCGTGATGACAATCAGAAACGAGGAGGAAGAGGATGAGTAGTAAAGGAATGGCTTTCCTTGCTTTTATTGCTGGAGCAGGGATAGGCTCTGTGTGCACATGGCAACTGTTGAAACGGAAATATGAGTTGATTGCTCAGGAAGAAATCGATTCTGTGAAAGAGGCTTATGCCACAAGAGAGAGTATAGAAAAAGCCGGAAAGAGTTTTGTAGAAGGCTTTCGAGACGGGCTTAAAGTAGCAGAAGACAGAACTCAGAAGGACGAGGGTAATGTGGACTTCAAAAAGTATGCATCTATCATCCAGAAAGAAGGCTATACGGATTATTCCAGGAGTGTCGAGGAAAAGAAAGGAGAAGCGTTTGTGGAAAAGCCTTATGTCATTTCGCCAGAGGAATTCGGCGAATTTGAAGAGTATGAAAAAATCAGCCTCACTTACTATGCAGACGAAGTTCTGGCTGATGAAAATGATGAAGAGGTAGACGATGTGGATGAAATTGTCGGCGAGGAATCCCTGAACCACTTTGGGGAATATGAGGATGACTCCGTATTTGTCCGAAACGACCGGTTAAAGTGCGATTACGAAATCCTGCTTGACCAGAGAAACTACTTGGATGTCGCAAAGACAAGGCCGCATCGAGTGGAGGAGTAATGACAAAGAACGAGCTTAATGATGCATATTTTAACTGGATGTATCAGCTTGTATTTGATGGGAGATAT